GGCGGGGTGGCGGGTGTTGAACGGGGAGATCCACTACATCAAGCCCGGGCAGCGCGAGGTTTCGCGGGTGATCGGGTTCAGCGCGAAGGACTCGCACAAGGCGGAGGGGTGGCATTGCCAGGGGGAGTCGAACAACCTGCTTTATGTGGTGGATGAGGCGAAGGGGGTGACGGACGGGATTTTCGAGGCGAAGGACAAGTGCCAGCCGTCGAGGGAGTTGCTGGTGAGCAGCCCGGGCGGGGCGGCGGGGTACTTCTACGAGTGCTTCCGGAGGGGGGACAAGTCTTGGAAGACGTTCACGGTTTCGGCGTACCAATGTCCTTGGCTGGTGCAGAGCGGGTGGATTGACTCGCAAATCGAGCGGTACGGGGAGAATCATCCGGCGGTGCGGTCGTCGGTGTTCGCGGAGTTCGTGGAGGACGACGGGAGCGCGACGGTGTTGAAGGCGAGCGACTGGCAGCGGTGCCGTGCGAACCCGTTGCAGGGGGACGTGTCGAAGGAGCCGGTGGTTGCGGGGTGCGACTTTGCGGCGGGCGGGGACGAGAACGTGCTGGTGTTCCGGCGGGGGTTCCGGGTGCTGGAAATGCTGAAATGGAAGTCGGCGGACACGATGGCGACGGTGGCGCGGTTCATCGCGGAGTTCCGGAAGCGGGACGTCGAGGCGAAGAACGTGTTTGCGGACGTGGGCGGGTTGGGTGTGGTGATGTGCGACTCGATGCGGGAGCAGGGATTTGACGTGAACCGGGTGAACTTTGGCACGGTGGCGATTCGGGACGAGCGGTTCAAGACGCGGGCGGCGGAGATGTGGCTGAACTTCGGGCGGAAGGTGGAGCTTGGGCAAGTGGACCTTGGGCCGGTGGCGGAGGACGAGACGACGTTGTTCCAGTTCCTGAACCGGAAGATGGTGTTCACGCGGGACGGGAAGATTTCGTTGCAGACCAAGGACGAGCTTCGTTCGTTTGGGGTGAGTTCGCCGGACAGGGCGGATGCCTTGGTGCTGGCGTTTGAGGGCGGGGGCGGGTCGGTGGCCGAGAAGTACGTCCGGCAGATGGACGAGGAGAACGGGCCGATGACGTTGATGCAAAGGCTGGAGGAGGAGGTTGGACCGTTGTATGGGTTTGGTGAAGGGAAGGTTCTTGCGGGTTGCCATGTCGGCGGATAAGGATTCGTGAAGGATGAATGCCAAGGAGCGGGACCAGTTGCTCACGGAGATCGACGACGCGGTGAAGCAGCGCGCCCCGTGGGAGGAGCGTCAGACGAAGTGGTATCAGCTTCGTCACAACGGGTTGAGGCGGCAGAACAAGCCGTGGCCTAATGCTGCGGACCTGCATTTCCCGCTGATCGACACGCAGATCGAGAAGCTGAAGCCGCTGTTCATGCAGCAGGCGTTTGGCATGGACGTGGTGGCGTCGTTCACGCCGATGCGGAGCCAGCTTTCGGCGTACACGACGACGGCGGAATCGTGGTTCAACTACAAGATTCGGGAGAAGACGAACCTGTCGGACGAGATTTTGTCATGGGTGGACTGGACGCTGATGAGCGGGCGCGGGGTCATCAAGTGCTTCTGGAACAACGGTGACAAGCGGGTGGAGTTCGACGCGATTGACCCGAACTACTTCCTTGTCCCGACGTGGGCGACGGACGTGCAGTCGAGCGACTGGATGGTGCATGTGATGCCCATGAGCGTCGCGGCGTACCGGAGGACCGCAGCGCAACGCGGGTGGGATGATTCGGACTCGACCGTGAAGGCGATTCGCGGCGGGCCGCAGGATGGGAACATTCGAAACAGCAACTCCGAGGCAAACGAGAAGCAGCTTCGCGAGGGCATCACCTACACAAGCAACACGGACCAATTGATAGTTTGGGAGGTTTATCGGAAGACGGACGATGGCAAGTGGGAGGTTTGCGTGATGAGCCCGGCGCAGCGGGACAAGTACCTCCGCGACCCGATGGAACTGCCCTACGACCACGGGCAGGCACCGTTCATCGACTTTCCGTACGAGATCAAGGACAAGGGATGGTACAGTCCCAGGGGCGTGGCGGAGATTCTTGCGGCCTACGAGCTTTCGTTGACGGCCTTGTGGAACAACCAGCACGACGCCATGGCGTTGTTCAACAAGCCGTTGTTCCGTGCGGAGCGGGAGATTCCGAACTCGATCAACCTCCGGTTCAAGCCGGGGCAAATCCTGCCCTATGGAGTCGCTCCGGCCCCGATGCCGCAGCCTCCCATTTCGATTGGACAGGAGATGCAGGTGACGCGGGCGGTTGCGGAGCAGCGGATTGGGTCTCCGGACTACGGGATCACGTCGTTGACTGGCGGTAGCGACCGCAGGACGGCGACGGAGGTGCAGAGCATCAACGCCATGTCGATGCAAAGCGGGGACTTGCGGGCGCGGTTGTTCCGAATGTCCCTGTCCAAGCTCTACAAGCAGGCGTGGGGGTTGTTGTTGCAGTACGATTCCAAGAGCCTGCGCTATCGGTTTGCGGAGGACTCGATGGACGCGGACCCGGTCGCGTTGCACGACCAGTACGAGCTGGAGCCGAAGGGAGGCTTGGACATGGTTTCTAGACAGTCCCTGATGCAGCAGGCGATGCAGCGCAAGCAGCTTTACGCGAACTCGCCGTGGATTGACCAGCGGGAGCTGGACAAGAGCATCTTGGCGGTTGACGACCCGAGCCTGATCAAGCGGCTGTTCATCGAGCCTACGGAGAAGCAGCAGAACGAGCTTGAGGACGAGTCGCGGATCATTCCGACGCTCATGGTTGGCATTCCGGTGCCAGCCAAGCGTGGTCAGGACTACGCGGGCCGCATCGGTGTGCTGATGCAGTACTTGAACGGCATCATGCAGCAAGGCATCCAGCTTCCGCCGATGGCTGCGAATGCCTTCATGCAACGGCTGGATTCGTTGCTTGCAGCCTACGAGCAGGTGGCGACCAACGAGGCGCGAAAGCTACGCAAGGAAATCCAAGGGTTCCTTGAAAACACGGGCATGATCCCGTCCAAGAAGCAGATGGCAGCGCAGGGCCAGCCCGTTCCGCAGGTTCAATCTCCGCAACCGCAACAACAACCCATCCAAGGATAGCCATGCCGCTCATCAAAGGGACGTCGAAGAAGGCGTTCGAGAAGAACATCGCCACCGAGATCAAGCACGGGAAGCCGCCGAAGCAGGCTGTTGCCATCGCCTACGCGGTGCGCCGGTCGCTGGAGAAGAAGAACAAGGGCAAGTGACATGGTGACCTTGCTTGGAAGGCTTCGTGCCGCGTGGAGGTTCACGCGATTGATGACATGGACCGGCCCGCGCCCGTGGGACAAGGACGACGCAATTGCATTGCAATCGTTCATGCGAAACGGGCACGGCAAGAAGCTGGCATTGGTGCTCCGTGACACTTGCATCGCGCAGAATGCTGCGGCATTGGCGCAAAAAGATGGCTTGCAATATGCGGCCGGGTTTGCCATGGGTCAGGCGGCGTTGGTGACGTTGCTGGAGACCCTGGCAAGTCCTGATTCCATTTCGGATGGTCGGCAAGAGCCGGAACCGGCTGACAATCCGAACCAATAGGTTCTGGCATCTTACGGCGCGTCGGCTTGGTGCTGCTGGCGCGACGAGTTCAAGGCACAAGATGGAATTGACCGAGGCGGAAGTTCTGAAGGCTGCGTCTGATTTTGACGCGGGCATCGTTGATGATGGGGCCGGGAAAGACCTCCAAGCGATTGAGGGGAATGACCAAGGCCAAGCGGTTGCCGAGGAAGGCGACCAACCCGCGAAGGAGTCCGGCAAGGACGAAGGAACGGAAGGCGAGGGAGGTTCCAGCGACAACGAGACGACCGACCAAGGCAAAAAGGCCGAGGACGGCAAGGACGGGAAGCAGGAAAGCAAGTTTGCCAAGGAAAAGACGCGGCAAGGCAAGACGAACGGTCCGAGTGGCAACGGCAACGCGAGGAGGCGAGCAAGTCCCAAGTCGGTGAGTTCCGCGACAAGAGCGGTTTCACCGCCGAGGAGTACGAGTCCGCCGCCAAGACGTTTGAGGCACAAGGCGAGGACGAGCTTGCGAAGCAGGCATTGAAGGCTGCGAAGGAGACGCGGGAAGCGGCTCAGGCGCACCGGATGCAGGCGGAGCAGGACAAGTTCAACAATGCTTGGGCCGACAACTACGCGAAGCTGGCGGAGAAGCGTGAGTGGTTGAAGGACGAAAAGTCCGACAACTACAAGCGCACCGTGGACCTGCTGACACGCTATCCCATCCTGCGCGGGACGCCCGATGGCATAAACCATGCCGTCGAGCTGATGGAGTTGCAGGACCAAGCCGCGAGCGCGTCAAAGCTGAAGGGCGAGGTCGATTCGTTGCGGAAGGAATTGGAAACGCTCCGGAAGAAAACTGCCATTGGCGGAGGCAAGCCGACCACGGGTTCAAAGGCTGAAAAGCCGTTTGAAAAGCTCTCATTGAAGGAGCAGGAGGCCCAGCTAAACAGGCTGGCCCGCGAGTTCGATGCAGCCGAAGCGTAGTGGCGCGAAAGGAAACACAAGATGCCAGTCACAACTTCAACCACGCTCACGAACCAGTTCCAGAACTACTTCTCTCGGAAGTTGCTCTCGGAGGTGATTCAGAACCTCGTCCTTGACCAGTTTGCGTTCAAGACGTCCATCCCGAAGAATGTCGGCGGCAAGGCCATCACGGTCTTCCGTTTCGGTGCGCCTTCCATTTCCGGCGTTCAAGCTCTCAGCACTGAGGGAACGGCGATTTCCAGCGCGAACTACCGTGCTCTTTCGCTCAACAAGCTGGAGAAGACGCTTGCTCAGTACGGGCAGGTCATCGGTCTCACGGACATTCTCCGCGCAACCGAGCTTTTCAACTCGTTGTCGCAGGCCACAAAGACCTCGGGCAACGACATCGCGCTCTGGATTGACAGCGTCATCCGCAACGTGCTGATCGGGTCCAACCTGACTGCTTCCGGCGCGTCTATTGGCTCCGCAGCCGAGGGTGGCGGCACGTTCGACAACTCGGACGCCTGCAACACCGCCGCGTCTTCGGGAGGCATCAAGGTGTACGGCAATCCCGCCACGTTGACCACGCAGACGTTCGCTGGTCTTAATTCGGACACCACGTCCGCAAACGTCATTTGCTCCGCTGCGTCCATCCTCGACCTGATGACGCGCCTGAAGCGCAACCGCGCACCCATGATCGACGGTGGCTACGTCTA